TGTATAATAACGGTTGTCGAGCTGACCTGCATCTAGTTCAGTCTCGGTATAGTAGCGATTATCTAGTTGACCGCCATCAAGCTCTGTAGCGTCGTAGACGTTAGCTTCCAAGGCAGCCTGAGCGGCAGCAGTGGCGTTAGCAGTACTAAGTGCCGTAGCAGCATCAGAGGCAGCACTGTTGGCCGTATTAACAGCGGTGGTGGCATTAGAGCTTGCTGTGTTAGCTGTAGCCACAGCAGCACTAGCATTGGAGCTAGCTGTGTTAGCTGTGCTGACAGCAGTGTTCGAGTTGGTCTCAGCAGTTTGTGCGGTGGTAAGTGCCGATTGAGATGCACTAAGAGCCGTGTTAGACGTTGCAGTAGCTGAATTAGCCGTAGTGTTAGCAATCTCAGCTTCTCGATTCGACTCCTGTGTTACATACAAGTTCTGAGTGAAGTTGTCATTCAGATCCTGTGAACGAATAGCAGAACCCGGATAGAATTCAGCCGCCAGATCAGCATCATCTGTTTGACGATAGATTCGGATAGCAACACCGTTTGCCGGAGCTGATGTGAATTGAATCGTCGTAGCGTTAGCTAGAGTATATGCAGTTGTAGTGCTACCGTTAAGTGTGACCTTAATGTCGGTAGTCTCAAGATATGGGAATGTGAAAGAGTAATTGGTGGTGGATCCATTACCTGTGTATGTATTCTGAGTGACAGCCATTTAGCTTACCTATACATTTGAGTGAGCTTTTCAATCTGAGCCTTACGACGATCAGCAGCTCGTGCTGCATCATCAATACGACCCTGCTTGAGGTAGTTCTGATTAAGGATGGATTCTTGTATACCACGCCACATCGGTTCATTCTCGTTCTGAAGCCTCAGCTCTGCAGCCTTCTGTGCATCAGTAAGGATTCGATTCAGTTCTGTATACACCTCAGCCTTAGTGGCTTCAATTTCATCAGAAGGGCGACCTTTTGCACGCATTGCACGAATGCGGTCAAGTTGGTCATTGTACTTCTTATTTCTGCTTAGTTTGTCGTACTGCTTCCAGATCTGTTGCTCACCGATGTAGCGGTAGAGTACTTCACGTTCTGCAGGAGTGTACTCATGGTGGCCACTGCTATCCTTACGAATCATCTGGATACCATCCCAACCAGTATCAATTAGCCACTGCCTCCAAGGTTCTGTACCTTCGCTGATCTTGACAGGATTAACAGCATTGAGTGCCCGAAGAACAGGATTATCAATGTCGTTCAGCGGCTTACCTGTATAAATATCAATCTGTTCAGGCAATGTACTAGAGAAACCAGGAAGACGGTTCTTGACATAGCCAATTAGATCGTTGTAGATATCTTTCTGAGAACTGGTGATCGCATTGCTTGCTACACCCAATGCACTACTCCATGGAATCACGGATCGTGCTTCGTTAGCAAGGAAGCGTGCAACAGCTGTTTCATCACCGTTAGCAATAGCCACAACTGGTTCTAGACCTGCAGTCCATGTCTTATTCATGAACGTTGCAGAGAGCGACCACATGATCTTCTTCCCGAAGTCTTCAGTCATTGTGGATCCAATATCACGTGAGTAATACGCCAGATCACCAATCAGACTCAGAAGAGTATCCAGTGGCTCTATACCTGCATAGCTAACCCACTTACCACCAATGTTGATCGTCTTAGGTTGCCAATTGAAGTTATCCCGCAGCTTCTTACGTTCACCTTTGTTCTCTGGACCATTACCACGAATCTTCCCGCTGAGTGCATGACCCATCAGACCCATAGTTAGTAGACCTGAGAAGGCAAGACGGCCACGATATTCAGCCTCAAGACCTTTATAGATAGCCATACCATTAGGTACAGCATCATAAGCAATACCATGATCAAGTAGTGCTTCCTTAATCAGGTCCATGTTATCACCAGCCCATAGCACCTTCGCATAGCGATTCATGCCAGGGATCATTGCAATAGGTGTATATGACATAGCATACTTGGCAGCGTTCACACCAGTTGTGGGGAACATAAAGAAGCCTTTCAGGAAGGGAAGTTTATTGATTCCGTTACTGAGCCACGACGATGCTGCATCATCCAAGTTCATTGACAGCTCACCAGAGACATACTTCAGAGCATCATCTTTGATGTTGCCAGCTGAATCAAACATCTCATCATATGCAAGCTTCTCAGCCTTCAGCAGTTGCTGCTCAAATTCTGCACCTTTGTAGCCAATAGAAGACACCTCATCCCATGCACGTGCTTTAGCCATCTGATGAGCTACCGTAGTGGACATGTAAGCGTCAGCAGCAATCAATCCATTGGTGCCATACTTATGCCACCGCCAGTTACCCAAGTCATACAGGAACCGTGCAGAGCGATACTGAATAAGTTGCCCCCAGTTGCCATTCTTTTCCCAGATAGGTTCCATCTTGGCAAGGGCATCCCACTTATCAGGAGTAACATAATCGACAAGATCTTCACGTGCCAATGCACGAGGATCCATCTTAAAGTCATTACCCCACTTACCTGCATTCCAGAGTTTCTTGTAGGTCTCCCAGGAATCCTTTAGTGCCTTGTTATTGACCGACCATATCGAACCAAAAGTATGAGTTGCTTTACGAAGATCATCAACACTGTTGCGTCCCATCAACATACCAACACCTGTTCCAAGGAACGAGTTAGTAGTACGAAGACCTAACACAGTCATGTTGGCAACACCAGTTCTAAGTAATGAGAGGCCACTCAGCATCCCGCCATAACGTACAGCGAAGACACCTTGAGCAAAAGCATTCAGACCATCACTGTCTCCTTTCAGAAGACCCATAGGACTGACCTGCTTAGCTGTCCACTTCATCAGCTTGTCGATAGTGTCCACATCACCCTTTGTCATGGCAAAGGCATCAATCAGAACCTGTGCAGCATCAGGGCGTTCCTTAGCAACCGTCACAATCATGTTGCGATAGTTCTGTGACTTCAGTTTGGCTTCATTCAGCTTCAGATCAAACTGTTTAGAGATAGCTTTGACAGCTTCTTCAGGGTTGCCAGACTTACTAACTACCTTCTCCCACCGATCATGGTTTTTCAGTGCCCAACCTGCAATATATTTGTTGAGAGCGTACTCTTCCATCAGGAAAGAAATACGATCAGCAATAGCTTCTGTGGTACGACTAAAGTCAGCAGAATTAGGGAAGGTCTTGTGAGCCTCTGCAATATCTGAGATCTCTCTACCTGCTGTATCCATGGCACGAGCAGATGTCTCAGTCACTACACGACCAATGTATTTATCAGTTAAGTCACGCATTGCATATGCAATAGCTTGTGCCTGTACATCATTGACATACCTGATCTTGCGACCATCAAGGATGTTCTTTACATCACGGTTATCTAGGAAGAGCGACTTAACGTCATCAATACTACGTGCAGTGATGATGTCCTTATAGATCTCCCAGGCAGCATCTGTCATTTGCTGTCGGGTGTACCTGAAGCCATCGACAATAGCATCAAAGTTACCTGCAGCTCTTGTCTCTTCTGCCAGGTCAACCACAAGGTTACGTGCAAACGTAGAGCCTTCAGGATTGTCAATAGTACGTGAGAGAGACTGATATGCCCGCTCAGATAGCATCGGAGCAGGAGAACCACCACTACCACCATTCTTGATAGCAGTAGTATCAGCCATATTCCTTGCAATAGTGCCAGGGGTACGACTCATCGTTGTCGTAGAACCTTCAGGGAACAGAGCTGGAGTGATGTAAGGATCTGCACCATTAACGCCTTCAGGATCAGCGTATAGACGCTCCTTACCAATTTCATCTACTTGGAGATCACGGCTAATCTGCTCACGCTCTAGATAGCTCTCTACAGGGTTCTCTGTGACCCTGGAAGCACCCGTAGTGACGTATTCCTCAGTGATAGCTGCAGCCTCATTATCAAGGGCCTTAGAAGCCTTTGTGTGGCCCATCACCTCATCTGCCATCTGTTGGATGGTCAGAGGATCTGCACCCATCTGTGCTGCTTCATCCAGTACTTGTGCAGCCTGGGTCGCCATGTTGGTGTGCTCTGCTGACTCAGTGGCCAGTTCAGACAAGCGAACTGATGTAGCAGCATCAGCATTTACAAGAACCTCAGAAGACATAAACTCCTGAGCTACTTTGTCTTTAGGTTTGAACCAACCCATCACAGGCTTACCTGCTTGATAGGTGTAGCCAATCAGTGAACCAACAATACCAAGAGCTGCATTCTCATAGATGTTCTTGTAACGCCTTACTTCTGGTGAATCACCATCACTAATAATTAGTGCTTCAGGAACAGGTAGCCACGGAGCAGCTTCTTTAGCCATCGTAGCTAGGTTGTCACCTGTACCTTGATCACTAAGAGCAATAATGCCAGACTCAAGAGTAGTACCTACACCCAGAGCTGTAGCTCCTCGTGCAATAGCACCACCTTTTACCAGATTACTAACAGTTCCTGCAACACCACCAGACATAATGCTAGGCAGGACAATAGAAGCCATCTCACGCAGCTTCTGGAAGAATGGGTTCTGGAACTTTGTCATCTGATCCCATCCATCATCGATGCGTTCAGCACCGGGGATACGACCGATAGCATCCAAGCCAAAGTCAATAAGACCCATGCCAGGAGCACCGAGACCTTCAATAACTTGAGTGGCGTACTTACCAACGTCTTCGCCTAGTGTTGCGTTGGGATCTCCACTGCCATAGATAAAACCAGATCCTTGCTTGTATTTCTTGTTGGGGTCTTTACCAACCCCTAACTGTGAAAGGGCTTGATTCTCTGGTCCTTTGATTGGCTGGACATTACCAGCTGCTTGGTTCTCTTGAGGAGTTGCTTCTTTGAACTGTGTTTGAGCAGCGTTTTCAGCGGTGTAGCGTGGCGCTGCAGCTTCCAGTGATTCCTCAATAGCTTTATCTTCTTCCTCCTGGCGTCTGACCTCTTCTAGGTCAACAAATGGGGTTTGTGTCATACGGAATTACCATGTAGGAAACTGAAACGTCGTCCATCGGGAAGTTGGATAACTACCTTGTCACCATGTTCAGTGCGTGTTTTTGATATAACACGAGCACCATTCTGAACAAATACCTTGGTACCACTGTAAAGACCATAGTCAATACCATGAGAACCACGAGCACGATGCTGTGCAAAGGTGTTGGTGATTGGTGTACGACTTAGGGGTACACGACCCAGCTCTCTGTCTTCAACAACTACAAAGTTATCCAAAGCATTCACAGCAAACTCTCTTGCAAATTCATTGTCAGGAGTATTTGGGTTATCCTGTTGCTTCACATCAAGGTGAGCACCAGTAGAAGTAGGTCCAATATTGCCTGAGATATAGGCTAGGGTGGGTCGCATATAAGCGTTATTACGGGCAGGATTGGGGTTATTGTTGACCGGTTGATCAGGGTTTATTCCGTTATCACGCATCACGTTCAGTACCTTAGAGGCATAGTCGCGCTCTTGACCTGAATAGGTCATAGCGATCCCTTCAATGAACTGACGCGGCGTCGTAGCTCTCTGCAATGCAGGTGCATATTTAGGGTCAGTCATCAGATACATGAAGTCTTTAGCCGACTCCAGAGGTGAGGCATAACTCTTGAATTGACCAGTTCGATGATCTGTGATGTTGAAGACGTTGTTAGGGTTGGAGTGGTTTTTACCATACCCAGACTCCAATGCCCACATAGCAGCCATTGCTTGGGGGAACTTGAACCCAGCAGCAGTGCCTAGGGCGACAACATCAGCGTAGCCTTGTGCGCCTGTACGGACAGTAGCTGGAGCATTGCCACTACCAATGATGACGCTATTAAGACGTTCTTGTGTCAGTGGTTGATCAAGGATTGCACGAAGCTTCGGATCATTGATCTGATTAAGTTGCTCCCTAAAACCAGGCCTTACCTGAGCAGTCAGCCCAGCAGCTTTAAGTTGGGCATTAAGTACATCACCAGGAGACATGCCAATTGACCTAGCTACCTCAGCCAATGCTCCGGGAATTGAGAACGGCTTTCCGTTATTGATTCGGTTATCAATATCTTTCAGAAGTCCAGGACTTACCAGCACTTGCCTTGAAATAATTGATGGGTTTGCTGTAACCCTTGCTTTCAAAGGTGCAACATCAATAATGTCGATAGGTTTTGCTGCACCTGCATGATCACCAGGAGTGAAGGCACCATAGTAGGCTTGACTACCTTTAGCATCAGCAGAACCGATTACCTTGAAGGCTCCAGTACCTTTCTCAATTGCATTGACTACATCATTACGGGCTTGCTCAGCAGCTTTAGAAGGCTCCATCGTCTTGGAGTACTGCTTAAACTTGCTATTGAATACACGGAGTGCATAATCACTAGCACTAAGAAGGCTATAATGTGCAGCACGATCAGTACTCTCACCAACAAGCTTTGACTTCAGCAGAGCGTTGAACTCAGCTTTAACCGTCTCTTGTTTAACACCAGACTCTCCCCTCAGACGCTCCTGTTCCTGAGCACGTTCACGGTATTCCTTACGGACTTCCCACGGCACTCCAGGTTGGTCTACATCTTCAAGGGTAAGGGTTCCCTGATCGTAAGCAGCATCAAACTGTTCCTTCCAGAAATCAACATTCTTAGCCTCGTTACTGCGACCCAGGTGAGCCTTTAGTCGATCAGTAGGAATACCCTTGAGTTCAGCTTCCTTAATAAGGTCAGTCAGCGTCTTCGCTGAACCATCCCAGTTCTCATCAACCCACTTAAGGAGAGCTTTCTCTGCAGTCTTTTGCTGTTGACGTTCTTCAGCTTGATTCAGATTGAACTCAGCTTCTGCATCCTTACGTCGTGTAGTGATCAGATCATCGTATTCACGACCAAAGCGATCCTTCATGCTCTGACCGTTGTCGGTCATTGCACCACCAAGGATACGCTCTACATCTTGTTCGGAGTAGCGAGTGGTATCACCAAGCTCCTTATACAGCATCTGACGGGCTTTACCTAATCCAATAGGAGTAGTTCCATCTTCACCATATGTGCGTGCAATGGTACGGAGAGCATCCGTAAATGACTCTCCAGACTTAGACCTGAAGAGGTTCTCCATGGTCTCTGTACGCATGTCATCCGACTTGGTTACAATGTCAGCTGTACGTGCTTGGTTAACAAGTGCATTGTATTGACCGCGCATCTTAACGAGGCCTTCTGCTAGGAAGTCTGCCTTAAGACCAAACAGACCTTTCTCCTTAATGAAGGACTCAAAGACCTGTGGCATAGCAGCTTGCCTGTCAGCAGCTGTTATTGCACCCATGTCAGAGAGCATTGTCTGGGCATAGCCAGGAAACTCTCCGACATTCATATCCCAATAAGCTTTGAGACGACCGTAGTCTCTCCACTTATTACCACTCATTAGGTTCATCACCACGTCAGCAGGGGCTCCTACTGCTTGGAAGCTTTCAGCAACACGGTCCTTTGCTTCACCAGTAGCTTTAAGCAGTGTCTCACCTTGAGCAACTGCTGCCTGACGTTCAGGTGTAAAGGCACCATTAGCCATCTCCATATAGCCAGTCTTCATATCGTTCTCGTTCTTGGTCTTCTGGAACTCCATCAGACCATCAGCGATAGTAGTGCTGAATTTAGACAAGCTCTCCATTGTACCGACAATGGACTTCTGCTCTTGGATGCTATTGGAGATTACGGTCCTAGCTTTAGCATCTACAGCGTTCTGCCGGTTCTCCCGATACTTCTGTAGAAGGTTGTGATTCTGTTCTCTGTTGCGTTGTTCCTTGCTGTACTTACGTTCAAGTCCAGCTTCATATTCATTACGAACGTCCCTAATAGCTCGCCTGTTATCCTCCATACCCCGTAGGACACGTGAGTCGTGCTCTTGCATTCTTTGCAGAGCAGCATAGGGAGCTTTAATAGGATCGAAACCAACGCTGCGGGCGTGCCCTTTGTAATTTACTTGATCCATTTGTTATCCTATTGGTTTAACACCAAAGGTTGGGTTAGCTAAATAGTTTGGAATCTTACTGCCGTCAAAAAACGATGTATCCATCGGTGGCTTACTGTTTGTACCTATTGCTTTCACAATACTTCCACCAAGTTGTGATACACCCTCCATGATTGCTCCAGGCATAGACGACGATACTGTGCCCATAACTGGCTTAGGACCATAGTCAAACACTTTCGGTTTACGCGGATCCTGGAAGACAGTACGTGGTGTAGTAAGAGGCTTAGGAGCTTGTGGCAAACGTTCTGGCTTCAACATACGTGCAGCTTCTGCAGCAATGTCAGCACCAAACTTATCTGCAGCAATCTTCTTCAGTGCTGCTTGTGTCTCACCTTTTGCACTAAGAAGTGACTC